TTTGTAGTCAGGGCAGGATTCGAACCTACAACGGAAACTATCGCAACCGCTTTTCCAAGTTTAAGCTACCTGACTATTTAGGAAAGCAGAAGATGGGTGAGTGGACATCTGCTTTTATGATTGGCGTTTCTAACCGAGTTTCCAATCAACCTTTTAGACTTCACTGTGTTCAGAAGTTTAGTTACTGTTCTATGACTAGTTTTTATTTTTTATTAATTAACCTGTTTTCTAACTTGTCTAATCTAGAATCTAATTGACCGAATATTTCTTTTTCAAATAAATCTACCCTCCGGTGAATTTGTGTATTCTCTTCGGCTATACTTTGATAAATTTGATTGATGGCTGTATTAAGGTATCTTTGAATTTCATCTAATTCATTTTTTACTTTGATTACCTTAACGAAAGCATAAGTTGCAACTACAGTTAAAGCTATAACCACAATAAATGCTATCCCTAAAATAAATGATAGTGTTTCCATAATTTATTTCTCCTTTATGTCAAAGAACAGTAACTAGGCTGTCAGGGAAGGATTCGAACCTCCATGCTGTGATTCGGTAGTAGACAAAATAGCCGGCTTTGTGGTCAACCCATATCCAGTTACCTATCTCAAATTCAGCGCCCACGAGACGAGTGGGTGTGTATGCCGTGGATATATCCTTTCACCACCTGACAATTAATTAAAATATGTCGTTATTCCTTCTCTTAGCTTCTTCGGCTTCTTTGTAGATACGAATCCAAATAAGAGTAATGTCGACAATAGCGAGTACGGGTGCAAAGACTATAATAGCAAGAGTTTCTAATCCCGGTGTAGTACCAGTGACGCCGTCCATAGAAGTACGTTTATAACTCTTAAAGACTCTCCAAAGACAGTACGTAACACTTACAAGATAGATATAAAAAAACATAATTTAAACTTTAGTACCGGGAGCGGGACTCGAACCCGCACGGGCTTTTTCTGCCCAAAGGATTTTAAGTCCTCCTCGGCTACCTTTACGACACCCCGGCATTGATTATAAAATGTGGACCTAGCAGGACTCGAACCTGCGTCTCCGAAAGCGATAATAATACTAACGTCTCACATGCTTAGTACTGTATTTCTACTGCACCGTAGGGCTGACCTTTATGGTCGTTTCCACCACCTAGTTTACCAACTAGGAAATTACCTATCTTTTTACGACTTTAGCTTCAGTCGGAGAGATGATTCAAGATGTCTCGAAGTCTCCCATTCCACGGTCCTTATTTAGCGAGTCGATCGTGAACGCTCAGAGTAGTTCTGTTCCTAGGTTACTCACCCGAGGCTAATTAGGCTGCTAGAGCGTAATCAGCGCCTACGAAAGACATTACGTCATCGAAGGTCATTGTTGACATTTCGTCAGTTATTGTTTGCAGTTTTTTAAGGCGACTCTACCAAACGCCTGCATGTAGTATTACCTCAACATCCGGATCAATTCCAAGATAGGCCCATATGTACAAAGAACTTATAATAAATAGTAAAAGGAGTTTCAACGGTATCCTTTCCGAGCGTTACCCTCGACATCTCGGGATTGTTATTTAGCTACTGCACTATCAGCAGCAATTTGAGCTACAGTCGAATCAACTGCACCAACAGCACTGTCAACTTGAACAGCAACTGAGTCGGTGGTTACTTCTGTAGAAGTACCTCCACAAGCAGCCAAAGCTACGATTGCGAAAATTGCGATTACTTTTTTCATTTTTCTTTTTTTAGTTAATAAATAAATTATCTGAATTGTGATAATACTTGAGTCAGTTGCGGTTTAGACATTACACCGGAGTTTCTATAAACTATACTACCGTTACTCTCTACTAGGATAGTAGGAACGCTAGTAATACCGTACTTTTGTGCGAGATCTTTTTGAGTATCTACATCGACAATATTTACATTAATTCCAAGCTCTGACTGAACCTGTTGTAAGGTAGGTCTAAACATTTTGCAAGGGGAGCACCGTGATGCTGTAAAATAAAATACCATTTATCTTCTTTTTATAAAAATATGAACTTATTCTGGATCTTCCAACTTCAACGAATACTTTTCTTGAACTCCCGGTATGGCACTCATTGTAAATTCTACTCTGTAAGTTGAGTTTAGAGTTGTTACAAGATAATATCCTTGATGTTCTTCAATTTTCTTTACTTCGGAGGTATGAAAATATCTATCCGGACCATCTAAAATAAAGAAGCATTGATACTTGTTAGACAACTCTAAATGTAAAATACCCTCTTTCACAGCTCCCTCGTAGATTTGATTTGGATGTTCTCCGAAAAACCTATTGTCTCTAAGTTTTGTGAGCTTTAGTGGAATTTTTGCGTACTTATCAAAGTCTATTAATTTCTTTTCCATATTATAAAATGTTTATTTCTCTATTACTCCAATCAGCTTCTACTTCCCAGGGTTTATTAGACGGATAGTAAAACTCATCACAAGTACTAGCATTGAAGTAATGTGTATCCACATCATAGTCGTACCCGTAACTCTCATGTATATGTCCACTTATGTGTATAAGAGGTTTTACCTTCTGTACAGCAGTCCGTAACTGATCACATCCCACATACTCTTGTGTCCCTGGAATATAATCTAACTTATAAGAAACTGGTCCGTGTGTAACTACTACATCTGTTTCTTGCGGTATTTGATCCCACACTTCCCAAATCTCAGCTCCTCTATGCTTATTAAAAGCCCACCTGTCTCCGTGAAACCAAGGAGTAATTGGAGACCCCCAGATATTAACTCCCCCTATGTTTACCGAACTATTTTCTAAGTAAGCTACGTTTGAAGGTAAGCCGAGCAACTCTTTTTGAAGCCAAACCGGCTTTACACCTTCCGTATCATCTTCGTAACGGTTAAACTTAGGATCAAAAGAACGGTCATGGTTTCCAGCTACGAAGACAATACCGTAAGTATAGTTACTCGCAAACTTAGTACACCACTCCAAAAAGCTTTCTACTTCGTCTTTTCCTCCAACTCCGGAAAAATCTCCTGCATGGATAAGCAAATCTCCAGGGGGAAGAAAATAGTTTGTTCCTTTAGAAGTTAAGTGTTTATGCCTGTTATGTGTATCACTAATTAAAACTAATTTCATCTCCTAAATATATGGATTCTTTACTGAAATGCCTAATATAAATAGAACTTTGAGAGAAACTAATTAGAAATTACCCATATTCATCTCTTCTTCCTTCTTTTTATCGTCTTTTTTCTCAAAAATAACTGATTCAGTAGTAAGAATTGTTCCGGCAACAGAAGCTGCATTTTCGATAGCAGTACGTGTTACTTTAGCTGGATCGAGAAGACCTGATTCTTGGGCTGTAACTACGTTTTGAGTCTTAGCATTATAGGTAAACAGCATATCTTCACCGCCATTACCTACTAAGTCCATCCTAGCATCAGCAACTTCTCTGAGAATAGAGTAGTAATCTTCTATTCCGCAGTTACTGAGAATTGTTTTAAATGGCTGAAAGCATGCTTTACGTACTATATCAAAGCCAAGCATTTCATCTGCAGAGACTTCTTTTGGTTTAATTGAAAGACCGTTAAATGCTTCGATAAGAGCAATGCCTCCTCCGGGTACTACCCCTTCTACGAGTGCTGCTTTAGTAGCAAATAAAGCATCTTCTACTCTATCTCTTTTCTCTTTAATTTCGATATCAGAGTTACCGCCTACTGAAATAATAGCTACACCGCCTACCAGTTTTCCAAGCCTTTCTTGAAGCTTTTCTTTTTCGTAGAAAGAAGTAGCTTTTTCAACCTGATCTTTAATCTCTTCTGCTCTTGCACCAATCGCTTCTACAGTTCCTTGTCCGTCTACTACTGTAGTGTTTTCTTTAGATACGTTAACTATCCTAGCTTTTCCAAACATTTCTACAAGCTGTATAGGAGTAAGTTTGTCGAGTTTATGTCCTTTGTTCTTAGAAATAACTTGGCCTCCTGTTAGGATAGCTAGATCTTCTAGAATCAATGTACGCCTTTCTCCAAAATCGGGAGCTTTTACTGCTACTACACTTACAACTCCTCTCATTTTATTTACGATCAAAGTAGCCAACGCCTCATCTTCAATATCTTCTGCTACAACAAGGATAGATTTACTATCAGAATTAGCTTTACTCAAAGCATTGAGAAGTTCTGCAGCTTTTGTAATACGTCCGTCGTAGATCATAATATACGGCTCATTTAGTACAGCCTGCATACTTGTATTATTCGTAACAAAGTACGGAGATTTATAACCTCTATCAAATTGCATACCTTCTACGATCTCAAGACTTGTCTCTCCTGTTTTAGATTCTTCGATAGTAACAATACCTTCACGGCCTACTTTCTCAATCGCCGTAGAAATTAACTCACCTACCTCGGTGTCATTATTAGCTGAAATAGTAGCTACTTGCTTAATTTGATCTTGAGAGGCAATATCCTTAGCAATCTCTTTAAGCCTGCTAACAACCTGTCCTACATACTTATCAATACCTTTTTTTACTTCTACGGGATTAGAACCTTGGTTAATCAACTTCAGACCCTCTTCTACCATAGTAGTAGCAAGTAGAGTGGAAGTTGTAGTACCATCGCCTGCTTCGTTAGCAGACTTAATGGATACCTGTTTTACAAGCTGTGCACCGAGATCTTCTACTTGATCTTCTAATTCATGAAAAGAACGAGCAACTGTAACACCATCCTTAGTTACTTTAACCTCTCCTGATTGTTCTTTAATTAAGACTGTTCTACCTCCAGGGCCTAGTGTGGAAGAAACTGATTGATTTAGTTTCTTAATACCTGCTAGTAGTTTGTTCTTTAATTCTGTTCCGAAAACTGTTGTTGTCATATTAAGCTATTTTTGAGTAAATGTCTTGTTCTTTGCAAATAAAATATTCGTCACCTTCTACTGTAATTCTTACAGAACCTAACTTTGGAATAAGGACTTTATCTCCAACGGAGAGTTGAGAAGGTACAAACTTATCTGAGTTGTAGTTATAAGTTTCTGAAATAGAAACTACTTCTCCCATCTCTGGTCTTTCTTTTCCGAGATCTGGAATAACAATGTTACCGTACATCTGTTCTTCCTCTTCGATCGGTTTAATAACGATGTAACCGTTTAGTGGACTTAAATTACTCATGTTTTTTATTTAAATTCTTCAATAATTTCTAAATCGGGGATAGTTTCAAGAAAGTATAGTACCCCGTCTTTCTTCAATACGGTATCGGCTCTAAGATATTCTTTCCAAGCATCTATGTTTGGATTCAAGTCTTCTCTTAGAAGTCTTTTAACTACAAAAATCTTATCTTGAAATTTAAGGAATTCTGATTTCATAACCTAGTACTTAGCAGGCCTTTTTTTATTTTTTCTGGGAAAGTGTTTTTAAAGGTTTAATTTCAACCTTACGTATAGCCTTTCCTTCAGCAACTGGAATGCCTAGTACAAGCAATCCTTTATCGAGAGAAGCTTCTAGTTTGGAGAGATCAAACTTAGAAGAAATCTTCCAGCTTAAATCAAATCCAGATCTTTTAATTCCTCTGTATATTATTGCTTCCTGGTCTATTGGTTTTGTTCTTTCGTATCTAATACGAAGCTGCTCTCCTTCAACGAGAATTTCAATATCTTCTTCGTTAAGACCTACTGCAGCAATCTCAAAACGAATACCGTCTTGTGTTTCAAAGATGTCTACGGGGTGTGTAATTTTCTGTGTGATGTCGTAAAATTGCGGAGAAGCATTGAATAAATCTTTCCACAAAAGATCAAATTGATCCAATTCGAATGGTCTAATGAACGTCATAGTTTCAAGTTTGTGTTCCCTTCCGGTGAACGGTTAATTAATGTTTATAACTGAAGGCCTGCTAAGTACCTTGTTTATTTTTGATAAATATATAGAACTCTGCAAAACATTTATTTTTTCTCGGGTTTAATTTTTTCTAAGTATTCCCATAAAGACTCAAAACTCTGACAAATTAAGTTTTTATTTTCGTCCCAAGCTTCAAATCCTCTACTACCGTATTCATTTTCATAACAAAACCAACTCCACCAATCATATCCCTCCTCTCCATACACTTCTTTAATCAACTCGGTAATTACAGCGTTGTACGGATCTACAAAATCTATTAAATCAATTCGCTTTGTGTATAACTCACTTAACAATTCATCTTGCTGTTTAAGCTGCATTGTTATTTTTAAAAATCTTTCGTATGTCATAACTTAATTTTAGTAGTCAGGACAGGATTCGAACCTGTGTAAAGTTTACAAGCTTTAACTACCACATTCATTAGTGGTATGCGTTATACCTATTCCATCACCTGACTATTTGCTCTCTATACTCTTTAACAACCTAAAGATAGAAGTTTTCTGTTAAAAAAACAACCTAATGGCCATCTCTAAAATTTACCGAAACTTCTGGAATTGCAATCAACTCTACTCCGTCCAGTTTAGTTGTATTTTCCATACAGTCTTGAACTATCTCACAAGCCCTTGATACATCTTCTTCCCTAACTTGACAGATTAACTGGTCATGTATCTGACAAATAACCTGTCCTACAATATTCTCCCTTTGAAATCTCCTGTTTATTTGTAAAGCTGCACGGTTTACTATACTTGCAGAATAACTTTGAATTTGAAAGTTTAAACAGTTATTAAGTGCATTCTTATAGTCCCGGTATAGACTAGTAACATACTCAATTCCATAGTCTTTTTCGAGTTCTTTTCTAAATCGCCAATCTTCAATAAGCTTATCTCCTAGTGCAGCATAAATCTCTTTAGCTTGCGGTAGGTGTCTCACACGTCCTACTTTATTTTTAATATAACCTTGCTCCTTTACAAACTTACGAGAATTCTCTCTCCACTCTCTCAGTTGAGGAAATCCGTCAAGGTAACCTTCTATAAGCCTTTCTCCTTCTTTTCTATCTACGCCCAGTGACATTGCTAGAGCATACCCGGACATACCGTACGGCACACCCAGAGAATAAGCTTTTGCTGTCTGTCTTTTAACCGGATCTACTTTTTTAAGGAAGTTAGGAGCTTTTGTGTGGGCACTAACTCCTTCTAATTTTTCAGTTTTTATAGCAATGTGAGAATAAAAGTCAAGATCGTTGTTAAAGATATCTTTTAATCCCTGATCACCTGCCACAGTAGCGAATACTCTAGGTTCTAGTGAAGCATAGTCAGTATCTAAAACCTTAGTACCTTCGTCTGCAATAAAGAACGCTCGAACTAGGTTAGTATAGTTCATAATCATTTCTTCATCCTGTCCTGGTTCAAGAGGTTTAGGTAATTGCTGCATATCCGATCCATAACGTCCCGATACGGTGCCGTTTTGCTTAAAGTACGGGTAAAACTTACCATCTTCTGCTGAATCTAAAAATCGATCTACATACGCAGTTTTAATCTTAGTAAGCTTGTTGTATAAACGAAGGTGTTTTGCCCAAGTATATTTGTCTTTAATAGACTGAATCATATCTTCGTCGAACTGTGCTTTACCTTTAGTAGTTGACGAAATAGGTTTTTCGCCTAGAACATTAAAAGCTATTTTACCCATTTGATCCTTAGACTGAATATTAAAAAACTGCCCACTATTATCTTCTTTCCAAAGAGAGAGGCTAGTTCTTACTATTTGATCTTTAGTTAGGTAGGTTGTATCGCCAGTTATTAGAAAATCTTTAAGAGCTGAGTTAGGAAGTCCAGATACAGCTGCTTTGTTAATCGTAAACTTACCTGTTTTTTCTGATTTAGGTAATTCTATGTTATTATGCTCAAGCAGTCTTTGTGCAAAAATACCTTTACTCTTAGGAGGGTAAGCTTCTACAGCCTGATCTATAATCCAACCCCTGACTTTAGGCTCTTTTAATAGTTCTTGAACTACCAAGACAGACTGCTCTTCTAAGTCCTTAGCTATTCTGTCTCTAGTTTCTTGAATTAGAGGGATATCTAACCTTATACCGTGTTCTTCCATTGGTATAGTAACCTCTCTATAAACAGGCATAACTTCCTCTTCAAAGAAAAACTTATCTAGACCTTCTTTGATTAACACTTCTAAGAAATGCTTATAGATACGTAGAGTCAAGTCAGTATCGGCTGCTGCATACTTAGATAAAATCTCTAGGTCTGCTTTGTAAATTTCGTAACTCTCCTTAGAAGTAGATCCGCCATTAGCTTTAATACTATCCTTCAATGCTACCTGCTCTTCATTAGCTTCCTTCTCAACATCCAATCCAATTTCTTTCTGTACCATTATAGCAATCGGTTTCAAACCAAACGGACTACCGTATCCGAAAGCTCCTTCTTCTTTTACTGTATGTACTAGTAAAGAAGTATCTGCATGAAGAGAAGGAAGCAAATTAATCCCATAAAAACACTTTACATACCGTAAGTCGAAAGAGGCGTTATGGCATATAAGTTTTTTATTTATGAGTTGATTAATAACAAACTTAGTTAATTCATGCGCTCCTTTACCTTCTATCTGTACTTCCTCTAATCGGTCTACATTCCATATCATAGTAGGCATATAAAAACCTTTACCTACCTCTCCGGAGACAGAAAATCCTATAATACGCCCTTTACGCGGGTTCAGACTATCAGTCTCGGTATCGAAAGCTATGTACTCATTTTCCCTAATGTGTTGAATTAGTTCTTTTAAAGTTTCTTTGCTGTTTACAGTTACATAACTTTTTTGTTGTACCATACTAATTCTTTAGCTTACTACACTTACCTACTAGCGTTTTAAAATTCTTCTACTATACCAAGTATCTCAGCTCCAATCAATAGCCCTCCGGCTGTATTGAAATACCACTGATCGGCGTACATTAAAGCGATACCAGCGCATATTCGTACTCCTGATTTAATCAAGCTGATATTGAAGTGCCAAGTTGATTTACTTTCTTTCGGTTGCATAGTTTATGTTTTATAGACTTGAACTTCTCTGCTTATCGTTTTGCCACTGCCCGTCATAGAGCTCTTCTACAGGACTGCATTCATGAAAATAAATCTGAGCTACTCTAGCATCCTCTTCAATAAAAATAGTTTCAGTAACAAGCATGATAGTACCCATATTCTCTGTTTCGAATCCTGGATCAAATACTGGAGAGTTAATCAATGTACCGTTACGCCACAGAGATGAACGCTGCTTAATAAAAGCTGTTCTGTTTGCAGGAATTTTACATCCTTCCCAAAAGGTGATATCGTAAGTTCCTGGATATAGTAACCATCCTTCTACTCCGTCTACTTGTTTAGTATCGACAGCTGTATAGGTAGTTAATTCAGTTTTGTCTTTTAGTACTTTACCTATTTTATTATCAGAGTAAATACTATTAGCCATACCCTCAACACTAATACCTATTCGCTGTACTTCTTTAAGTGATAAATCATAACCTACTTGTGCAGGTTTGCCTTTAGAATCCTCTACCTTAAGTAAGTTTTCCTCTAAGATCTGTTTTGAATTTAGCATATTATTTCTTTTTAAATGGAAATTTTTTATTTAACGTACGTTTTCTCCTCTCACAACCGCAATCCTCTTTACCGAAAAAACGTGCTACCTTCTCGGCTAACTTATCAATACCGAGAACATTAGTTATCTTAGCAATAACATCGCCAAGTCCTTCGGAAGGTTTCTTTGAATTAAATTCCTCTGTTTTCATATAAATTTTTAACTTACTTTACAGCTAAGTCAATATTCTTATAGAACTCCGCTCTTGCTGAATCTTCTTCTAAGAAACATCCTGATAGCTTTGTGGTTTGCATAGAAGCACCTTGGTGTTTAATTCCTCTACAACTAACACAGTTATGAGTAGCATTTACCATGACAGCTACACCTAGGTTCCCTTCGCAGATTTTATTTACAGCATTGTGTATAGCTACAGTCAACTGTTCTTGAATTGCTCCCCTTCTTCCAAAATGCTCTACAATACGGTTCAGCTTACTCAACCCTACCACTCTTCCGTTCTCACTAGGGATATACGCAATCGATACAAGACCAGAAATCGTTTCATGATGGTGACTACAAACACTAGTAACAGGTATATTACTTTCCTGCACTATTCCGGTATATCCATCACTAGGAAAACTTGTTATCTCCGCTAGAGGATTAAACCTGCCGGCGAATTTATCATTTACATAAGCTTTAGCTACTCTTCTCGGAGTATTAGAACTATTAGGATCATTCTCCCAATCCACACCCAATGCAGTTAAGAAGTTACCGTAATGCTTTGCTGCTTCTTCAATAATATAGTACTTATCGCTATCAGTCAGGGAGTGCTCTCCTCTTAAAATAGCATCTCTTAGGTAAGTACTAATACCATTAGCATGACCTGCTTGCGCTAATTCTAATTCTTCGATGTTTATGTGTTTGTCTCTATTCATACGTATTTTATAAGTAATTAGAAATTTGATTTAGACGCTGTTCTACCGTTCCTGTTAAAGTTACGATTTTTTCTGCAGGAATATGCTCCTTAATAAAATCTTGTATAACTCTATCAATCTTAACCTGTAATTCCTGCCAAACACCGCCTGGCCTTTCGTCGTCTATTACGTAGTCAAACTCAATAGGAATATAGAAAAAGTATTCCACTTGGTGCTTAGTTTGCTGAAATAGCTCTAACATTCCAGTAACATCCACGTCAGGAGCTACAATTTGAGAGTATATAATACAGTCTACAATACTTCGAGTACTTATTACATTCTTATGAGATAAGTAATTTTGATAAGCCCAAGCAGATAATTCGTTAATTACAAACTGCTTTTCGTTATTAGTAAACTCTAAGTATTTAGCAATCTTAGTAACAGGCCTTGAGAATCCGTCTGTAACGTAGTAATCAGGAAACCGAGTAGGTACTTCCTTAAGTAAGGTAGTTTTACCGGTTCCATGCGAACCAATTAGTATTTTCATGAGAATGTTTTAGTAAAAGTAAGTACCTTTATTCGAAGTTCCAATTATTTTTGAAAAATCTTATCCAGGAATCGAGGGAAGTTCCGCGAAGTAGGTTGTACATATCGTCTAAACTCTGTGCAGTATTTGAAATAGCAGCGAATCTCACTACCTCTCCTTCGTCAACTCCTTCTGTTACTTTGTGTACTACAGATCCGATAGTATCATACTTTCCTTCCCAAGCCCTGATTTGAGGATCTTTTCCTTTTAACTCTGGAAAATAAGTAATCAGTCCAGGATGTCCGTTGTAAATCTTGCCAGTTAAGTACTGAAATAACTCTGGAGGTAGTATTCTCAAAAAGCCATGCAACGTAATTAACTTCTTTTCTAGTAGTTCTGGAATAAGATAATCTTCTAGAGTAGGTCTAAACGGCATCTCTTTTACGGTCACCCCTAATTCTACAAGAGATTTTAAGGTCTCTAGGGGCATCTTACGTATGTTATTGGTAATAAGAAGACTGGGGAGAAACCCAGTCTCTTTACTTATAGCAATAACTTCTGATCCGGTCTGCGAGATAAGTACTCCCCAGTCTTTACATACTTTCATTACTGTCCCATTGCTTTTTTAGTGTAATAGTTTTTAGACCTTAAAGCTACCGGAATAAGTGCTTCTTTACTTGCACGTACTGGACAGATATCTAGAGACCCTCTTCGTGCATAAAGTAGCATTACGCAGCAATCCTGTACTAGAGGGTTAGACATAATCTCAGTATAGAGCTTTTCTGCACAAAACTCATGAAACTCGTTTACTTCCCGTAGGGAGATAACTAACTTCAAAAGTTCTTTTTCTTTAATTGATCCTTCTTTAGTTATAATCTGAAAATAAGCAGCTCCAGTATCTTTTTGCTTTGTATGCCTGCAGCGAGACCTAAGTATGTTAGTAAAGAAAGAGATATCTTCACTTGCTTCACCGTCTTGTGCTACAATCTCATACTTCCCTGAAGCGTTGTAGTCGCTTATTTCCATAGAAGCTAATTCTTTATCCGAAATATAACCGTATAGATCAATAAAACCTTCTGTTGGGTTACCTTCTAGCATTTCATCGTCTCCAGAACCGAAGAAAGCGACTTCTACGGGGGCTCCAATACAGGCGCTAATATCCTTCTTTACTTGGTTTTCATAATTAGCAACAGCTTCAGGAATAGTAGCTCCCATCTTACACATGTCAAACGTATTCAAGTAGAGCTTAAAGGATTTAGACTCTACCATAAATTCAGAACTTGCAGGACATACTATTTTCAATGTACCTGCTAGAGGAAGACCATTGTTAAGCAGGAAAGTAGCTTCGTGGCAATGCCATACATCATATCCTACAAATTCATCTCCTTTAATACCCCAATCTTGACGTGCAAGAATACGCGGCATAGGATTAAGTTGTGAAGCATCAAACTGGTCTGTATAGACAGCATACGAGTTGGCCGAGCCAAGAGATTTAGCGGCGGCATCTGACATGTTATTAATTGACATAAACTTTGTTTTTTATTAAATTAAGGTATTTTATTTAACTTTCCAACTTTTTTATAAGGACCTCTAGGCTTGCTAATCCGTTTTTTTCGAATTACTAACCTCATCTTTTCTTTTGTTTCTTCAGAATGGACGTATTTACCTACGTTACCTTTGTTATTGCTAGGCTTTCCTTTCTTGCTTTCAGACATCTTTTTTTTAGTTTCGTCCGAGCGTTTTTTATCCCTATTACTCTGCTTTATTTTTTCAATCGTCTCTCTAGAATGAAATTTACCTAGCATACCTCTAGAAGGATTTTGCTTAGCTATTTCAGATCTTTTAAGCCTTGCTGCTTGAGATAGTGTTCTATCTGATTTAGAAAAAAGTTCTTTCGCTTCTTCGTATACCCTGTTACCAGCCTTACCTCTCTTCTGGTACTGGTTCCCGCTATTACACATTTTGTAAAAAGTGTAGACTGCTTTCTTATTTGTAGGGTATATTCGTGCTAGTAGCCAATGACATAAAAAATGCTCTCGAGCAGTTAACAGTACAAGGTTAGGATGCCATTTCCATTGATGGGCTTTTCCTTCTCCGCCTAAAAACTTAGGACGTATATGGTGAGCTTCGTAGTAAGACCCGTTTCCCCTACTACGGCACTCTTTCTTAGCTTTTTCAATAATCTGATCGTAAATTTTTTGATAGTCCATACAGTAAAAAATTGGCTCTTAGTCTAAGAGAGTACGGCAATACTCAATTAAACCTCGAGCCAAAAGTTTATAGCTGTTGCCGCAGCTTTTACTGTAATAAATATTTAAAAGCTACAAATAATTTCTAAAAGTTTTTACGTTTTTAAAAATTAAATCTAACTGCTCTTCTTTTAACTCGATATCAAGATTATCAGCAAGCTTAGCTTTAGGTTTAGGAGTAGTTAACCCGTGAGGACCTAGTTCACTACCTACCCACCCGTTTACGACAGGGGAACTTGTATCTAGGGAATATATGAGGTTAGTTATATGCCTCTGATTATACTTATAGAGTATAAATTCGACAGGGTTTTGACATCCTAGTAGGTGGAATTTAGGCATTTTACCTGAAAACTTAAACCTATTAGCATACCACCAGTTTAGAAACCTAAACCTAACTGTTACGTAATCTGAATCAGGTACTAGATCAAAAGGTAATGCAATAATATCTACATTTTTTTGCATATACAAATCAATGCAATCAGCAATTTGATCAAAAGTCTCTCCTTGACATACGCCGATATAATTTAACTTATCAGACGCAAACTCATCGAGGTATTTTATAGCATTGCTTACGGTCTGATCATGATCGTTTACCTTATCCGGAAGTACGAGGTGAGTAGGCTTGTACGCCTCTCCTAACTCATATAACTCTTCCATTGGAATAGACTGCCCTAATTCAAAAGCAGAATTGTCTAGGATAGAATAAGGGGCTGTTTGTAACTTCTCTTTATAAAACTCTGCATACTCCTTATCTTGATTTAGCAAATGACCTAACACGTAAGGGTAATCGCTAATTAAATCGTGGTAAGGAAATAACTGCTTTGGAATTTCGTGACTAATCTGTATCATCTTTTATTTATTATGTTCTGCTAATACATTTTCAACGTGTGCTCTAGCTACTTCCCAGCTAACAGGACCTCTTTCATCAGCATAATCTACAGGATCAGGACGTCCTAGTTTAATAAATGCTTCAATACGCTCTACTGATGCTGCTGATTTATAGTCGCTAAACCAGTACCCTTCTTTCGATTCATACAGAACTATGTCTCCATCTAATGTCTGAGCTTTAGGAATCCAAATAGGTTTATAGCTTGTATTGGTTCTTTTGTATACTTCATCAAAGTTAATACCAAGCTTCTCACAACACTCGAGACCGTCTTTTAAAATATCGAACTTATTAACTTCCAAATAAGGCGTGTAATAAGAAACGCGATCAGCATGCCAGTTACCAACCCTAAAAGCGGTATCATCTGCATCACGGAATTCTTGACGGCAGTCCGGGTAGATAGCATGATCGCCTGCATGAATACCCATAGCGATTTTAACTTCTGTTTCATTTTTAGTGGCAATTGATAAAGCTACCGCCTGAATAAGCGAGCTAAAAATTTTATTACGGTTAGGTACTACAGTATCTTTCATATTATCCTGTTCGTAGTGTCCTTCGGGTATATCCCATCCGCCTTCTACAAGGGCTGAATTGAGTAGTTGAGTAATACCGTCAATCTTAATTACCTGGTGTCTCACATAAGGAGTAGTACAGTCTGAATTAAGATACTCGATCAGAGATTTAGCTCTTTCAAGCTCTACTCTATGTTTTTGTCCGTAGTCAAAGCTAAGAGCTGTTACTTCATAACCGTTTGCAAGAAGGTGAAGAAGGAGAGAACTTGAGTCCATTCCACCTGACAGTGATAATACTGCTTGTTTTTTCATTGTTAAAATAATTAAAATATAGAGCGTATTATTTTATGAATCGATTAGCTCTTTAACCGATTTTTTTATCTTCTTTCTTACTAATCTCCTGCTGCATAGATATTATTTGTGCAGCTAGACTAGCAGCTAAAGTTCCGAGCTGGGTCCAGAGATGGTCGCATTCTTTTTGAAACTTAAAAATTACTCTCCACTGCCAAACTTGTATAGCCATTAGGATTAAAATAATAGCTACATAAACGTGTTCAGAACCTATTGTAAATGTCATACTATAAAGATACTACTTCTCTTCTGAATTAGCAACTGTCTCTCTCATAAAGTTATAAGCTTCTGGAGTTCCTGGAAAAGCTATAAAATTAGGTTCATTCATAGCTCTTTGTAGAATCTTAATAGTCAAATCTCTATTACGGGCATCTATCATAAGAGGTTCAAAAACAAATTCAGTATTAGAACCTTTCTTACGAACTAAGTAGTAGAGGCTTCCTGCGCCTACATGCTTAATTGCTTCGTAAAAACTTTCAGCTGTTGTTTGCATAATATAGGTGTCTTACTTTTTTTCCTAGTTCTTGATCGTTAGGTGTATCGTGAATTATCTTCTTTGGAATGAAGAAATGTGTCTTTTCTTCTGGGTTATCGTAGCAAAGTCTGCAGAGTTGACCCATTCCTTTAATGTAGCCGTATCTAAAATCAATGTGAGTATCGACAGTGTATGGAGTTTCACCTCCACATATTATACAATTTTCTGTTTGTGGCATATTCATTGGTTTTTATCTTGTTTATCTGCATACCACATGGCTAACTTCAACATACCTAGCGGTACTGCAAAGGTTACTACTACTCCTAATATTAGATAAGGAACATTCACTATACATTCAATGTTTTATTCCAAGCAGCAATATGTAATCTAGTCAATCCACGGAATTTATATTTCTTAGCCATTTCAAGAACGAACTGTGTACGCTCTTCAAAGTTAGCTACATCATCCAAACCAGGCATGCAAACTACATTTTTAAGAGGTATGCTAAATGGTACGACAAAGTCCCTAAAAAGTTCCAATACATCTTCTTCATTGCTGATTACGAATTTAAATTGATAATTTTTATGTTCCATTACTCGCCTAATAGCGGCTTCGTTGATACGTTGTTTAGCTTCTAGTCCTGAATTGGATAGCTTGGGTGAGCAGTTAATTTGATCAAGCATAGTGAATAGCTTGTCTTCAATTTTAACTGTACCGTTTGTTTCAATTTCATAGAACGGACTAACAGTATTATCAAGATGTTTACCTAACCAGTAGTTAGTGAAGTTAACAATTGCTTGCTGATGACCTTTAATTGTTGGTTCTCCACCCGTCCAAATAATATGAATTACACCGTTTAGAATATCATCGTAAATACCTTCATCTTTCCAGCGTTTAATTAGATAGTCAAATTCTTTATCTTCGCCTCTCCACAACCATTGGCTTGTAGAATCACAAGTCCAAGTTGCTTTACCTTCAGCCTGTAAATCACCGACGAATATTTCACCGTCTTCAAGCTTTTGTTCTTTAGCAAGTTGGTTAGCAAACTGACGAGACATTCCGCAAGTTAAGTTACAGATACCTAGACGAACAAAGTAAGAAGGTACTCCAGAGGAGATTCCCTCTCCTTGTACAGAATAAAAGTCTGAACTAATTAAAAGTTTACTTGAATCTATTTTACTCATTTATAAAAATTTTTCTTTTTTAAGTTTATTATAAGTTGCGTTAGCTATAGCCAAAGTCCATAACACAAAGCATAGCCTTCCAATCCATCCCCAACTAACAATACTAGACTCCCATGTTATAAGAGCTATGCAAATATAAGGTACAACTATAGCACCAACGGCTATTAGACAATAGACTAAGAACTTTCTCATCTGAATAATGTTTTTATATAGGTGAATATAGGATTTAATTGGGGTGTTTCCAACAAAAAAGCAGCAAGTGAGGGATGACTATCTCCACAAAAGCCTAGTGTGTGACTAATTACTTCTACCATAGTTTATTTATAATGTTGTAACTTAGCTCTATACTTATCAATCTGAATTTGACAATACCATTTACCTAACCAGCTACTAGCTTCAGCGTACTTTTTTTCCCACTTTTCTATATTCCTGAATACAGGTCTATTTGCTTTATTAATAATGTCTATATCGTAGTAGCTATCATTTTCTAACATACTCTCTTCCCAATGCCCTTCTGTATAGGGAGGAGGAGCTTGTTCAGCCTTTTCAATAAATTCTTTTTTCTTACTGTTCTTGGTAGATTTTTTATTCTGCATATATGGCGGTATTTTTACTGTGTTCCATAAATTCAACCTTTGCAGCCCGTACTCTACCCTCGGTCTCTACCTGTACAAAAGTATTAATTTTCTCAAAAATAAATTTTGCAAATTGCTCCGCTCCGACGCCAGGAATAACTCTTAATTGAATAATACCTTGCTCATGCATTTTTTGAAATTCTGACAAGAAAGGATCGTCTTCGGCTACAAGGGTTGTATGGTCGAACATATAATCCATCCACGCTTTAGGATTCATTCCGTCGATAGTACCTTGAGCACGTTTCATACCTCCGAAATCCCAAACCCAATTACGGTGATCTAAATCACCCTGAAACCATACTCTAAAGGATATTCCATATCCATGCATGAACCTGCAGTGGGTACCTGCTGCTTTCCATTGACGGAATACACAACTATAACCGTCAAAAACTTTTGTTGATTGAAACTTAGGCATTTTAATAACTTTTTAATAAGATGGGATATACCTTTACTTAAATTTACGGTTTTTCTTCTAAATAAGCAAATTTTTCTGCTACTTTATCGCTATTTCTTTTATGTCTTGGTTCAAAAGGACAGCTAGAGCATCCATTTCCACAGCACTTACCTCTTTGAATGTGAAAAAGGGCAGTAAATATAATCTGCCCTCTCTCTTTGTGGTAGTGAATTTCTTCTATAAAACCGTCTCTATAATGTGGTTGCATAGTAGTTTGTACCTATTTTAATTTTTACTAGTTATACAACCTCACAAGCTCCTCCTGCACAAGCTGCTTCTCCGGCTAAGTTTGTATTGTCTACAAATTCTATAACTTGGGAGAGATCTACCTTGTGCAGGCTTTTCATTTTTTCGTTATAAATCTCTTCTGTACAGTCTTCAAATGGAGCTTGAATATAGGTTCCGCCGTCGTAAGGTAGTACTGAAAGTCCGTTATAAAACTTTCTGTTCTCCCACATCCACTTACCTACCTCTTCCCATTCTTCTGCTTTTATAGAGACTGTAGCAGAAATATTGTGAGTATTACTTCCTGTTCTATGTCCAGGTTTAATCCAGTTTTGGTAAAAATGCTTAACCCTTTCTAAAAGATCCAAAGCAGATTCATGCCTCAGTATAGCACCTTCTGGTGCTTTTTGCGGTACTGAAATTACAGCAGTATCGTGTGGACGGAAGTACTCGTCTTCAATAAGTTCTGGATGATTTATCAACAGGTGAGTATAAATTGATTCGTTCTTACCGACTCTAATCCTACGAAGGTAGTAATCGTTATGCCAAGCATGAATACCGCTTGAAGTACCTAAAGTCAGAGAAGAAGTACCGGAAGGTTTAATAGTAGTACACCTTGCGGCAGAGTTAATACCGAGTAACTTAGCTACTCTGTCGTTTTCCTGCTTTACTATTTCAGCAGCTTCTTTTAAATTTAACTTCTGTGCAGCACCAGATCCAATTCCAGTCATACCTACACCAATCAAAGCATCTTTCTCGGTAGTACGTTGCCATACTGGTCTTAGGTAGTGAAAGTTAGTGTACGAGGCTTGTAAAGTTCCAATAAAAGTAGCAGCTTTTACTCTTGCATTCAAGTCTTCTTGATCTACTACATCAGAAACATTTACCTCACAGAGGTTACAAAACTGAAAAGGACGTAAAGCAATCTCACAGCACGGGTTAGTACCCCAATCCTTGTCGTTATTAAAATAAATCCCGGGTTCACCAGCTCCACTAGCTTTAATTTTCTCCCATAAGTCAGAAAAGAACTCCTCTGTTACTTTGCTTCTGAGGAGAACTGCTGAATTATTGGCACGGCCTCGTTGAGGATGGAGCTCCCACCAAGCACCGGATTTAGCAGCAATCATATCTTCATCATCAGCACTAAATAGACTGATAAGAGCTGCTCTACGTATACCTCCTGCAAGTACTGCATCAGCAATGTGACATACCATGTCATGTACTTCGCTCGGAGTTAATTTATCGTTAGTTTCTTTACTATCTAGAATTCCTTGAACCTTAATCAAACACTCTTTAAGAGGTTGAGGACCAGGAGCTTTACCTCCTGAAGTTATTAACGCTGCTCCTTTTGGACGGATATCAGAAAAATCGAATATAGGAGTTGTCCCACCTTCGAAATACGATTTAACCAGTACTTTTACTGCATCGGCCCACCCTTCAATACTATCGCCAATCAAAAAACGTCTATGCTTCTTAGAATCTGGTTTTCTTATTTCCGGTAGCTGCTCTACATGGTGTTTTTGAACAGAGTATCCTACCCCTGTACCGCCTAGAAGCAAAAACATTACCTCTCCAAAAGCTCTCCAATCGTCAATCGGTAAATAAGCGCAATTATAAATACGGTTAGGACTGATCTCGACAGGTTTACCGGCGAATTGCATAGACCTCATAGAAGGAAGTGCTTTCTTTTCGTAGACAAATCTATAGTTTTCTTCAATCTCTTCAGCTAGCTGCGGAAATTTTTTTAAATGCATACCTTTATTCCTGTCGACTAACTCTTTCCAGCTTTCCCTTCTTTCTTTTTCGGGATTGAATTTTGCATATTTCATGTAGACTGTTAGATCCGACAAAATACTCTTACTTACTTCCATCATTTAAATGTTTATCTATATTTTTAAAATTTCAATACTACGTTCAAACTACCCTAACTGTTACAGACAGTACTATTAGCTAAAGATAGGTATTTCAGCTAAAAATCAAAAGATTCTCAGAAAGATTCAAAACCTATTTACTAAAAATTAAAGTAATCTGCTTGCTCCTGCATTCTGCTTGAATGTCTGAGCGATATACGAATCTTCAGGAAGAGGAGGTCTAAACGTAGGATCAACCTGATTTCTTTCGACAAGATCATTAGTTCCGTTCCTTTCCATATTGAAAACGAACTGCTCATAAGTATCCTGTACTGGAGGAGGCCCAAAGGCTGATTTTTTCTCGTCGTAAAGTGTAATAAGACTCATATTAAGGCAGTTTTATAGTAATAAATAGACTATTTCCCTAATTCAAAGAATTTTTGCTGTAAATAATTTCGTTCTTCTGTACTAAATCCAGTTACAGGAGTCTTTCCTGGAATCACTGATCCTTCCGGAGTTAATTCATCTTCTCCGATTTCACGTGCTTCGATTTCAATATTACCATTCTCTGTGTTAATTTTCATAGGATAAGTCATTCCATCGGCACCATATCTATTTTTCATAATATGTCCTCTTCCTGTTCCGTTTACCTTGTCTAGCCTTTTTCTAGAAAGAGACATAGCAAAATCGGCGATCATAATCTTATTATATGAACCTGCTGCTTTATCTCCTTCAATAACATCGTCTTTTGCACCAGCCCTATTCACCTGAGATACTGTCCATACAGGTATTTTTAATTCCCGGGCTAGAGCTTTAGTAGATATATAGACATCGTCAATTTCATCTTTCCTGTCTATTGACTTTCTCTTAGACTTTAGCAAATCTACGTAGTCAATAATAATAAGATCAGGTTTATGACCGAGATCTGCAGTTTTCTGAATATGGCTTTCAATAGTAGATATAGACGCTTTACCCATTGGAAACTCCTTGATAATAAGCTTACCGGGTAGTTTATTAATAGCAGCATCTACCTCTGCTCTATGCAGGCCTAACTCTTGAATTCGAATCCCGGTAAATACTGCATCATATCTCTTACCTACGTAGGCTTCTGATAACTCTAAAGTGTAGTGACATACTGTACGTCCTGCAGAAACTGCCATAGCTCCCAAGGCTGTTAACATCCAGCTCTTACCTCCGCCTGGATTACCGAAGACAATACCGAGGTCTCCTGAACCTAATCCTCCTTCAAGTAATACGTTAATATGTTCCCATGGTGTAGCAACAGGACTTCTTTCTTCTAGTCTATAACGAGTTTCAGTGTCCTTTTCGTACTCGTGTCCAATATTTTTATCAGACCCTGCTTTTAATGCAGTATCAATAAGGTATCTAATATCATCGTACTGCCCTTTTTCAAGAAGCTCCACCGAGGAGAGCAGGGCTTTTTTAAGTTGTTGGTTCTTACAGAAATTAGCAAATTCCTGTTCTACAAACTCTCTATCTTCGTTAGAGGCTTTATAAGCTTCTTTTAATTGCTCGATAACAGAAACCTTCAGTACTTCGTTATCAATTTTTTTAACCTCTACCTGCAGTACGTCAAGAGTCGGAGAGGTATTATACTTGTAGTAGTACTTAAGAATCTCTTCTACAATCCATTTGTGAGCGGGGTTATCAAAATAATCTTCCTCTAAGATATCGTAGATACCTTGTAAAAACTCTTTATGCTTTAGTAAGCTTGATAGTACCTTAATCTGAAAACTTACCCCGTATTGGTTCAGCTGATTCAAAACCATGTTTATGTTGTTTGTTTAAATATAAAACTTCTATATGTAACTAAAAACTTTTTTTCTTACGTAATAGCTCATATTACTCGGAGCTATGTTGAAAGTTTTTGCTGCTTCTGCTGCAGATTCATATACCTCTCCGGTAGCTACATGCTGTACTTTTTTTCTAAGAGTACTATACTTTTCTATACGTAATTGAATTTTAGTTTTACTTCTTTTTTCATATTCCTGTTTTGTAATAAAACTAAATTCTCCTTTTTTTAACCGGCCTGTAATAGTTCCCGGAGTTAATCCCAGTATTTTTGCAGCATGCTTTCCAGATTCAAAAACAGCCCCTGTTTCATTATGTATAATTGCTGTTTTACGAGCTTCCCCTATTTTTGTCTTAGTTTCTTCGGAATGTTTCATACCGGTTCTAGTACTACTTATTCTTCTATTTCTTTCTAAAGAGTGTTTTACTCCTTTTCTGATTTTACTGAAATGTTCTTTCATTTCTTCTGTATGATGCCACCCTTTCAGAGTCTCTTTTTCCATTCGTAACCTTATGGCGTGACATGCAATTTCATCTCCCTGCTCTAAATGTATTTTATAGTGATCCTCTATGGTAATACATTTTAAATTTTCTAAAGAGTTATTTTTTCTGTTTCCGTCAACATGATGTATCTCGTAACTCCTACCTTGTTCGTCTACCGGGATAGGGCCGTAGTGTTTTTCCCAAAGTTTTCGATAGTTCATATTTAAATTTATAATAAATATCAACTAATTTAAAACACTCATAACTTAATTTAACTTATTTTTATTAATCTTTCAACTTATACTGCAATAGTTTAGTAAAAGTTTCATTTAACCACATCTGCGGATTGAGTAAAGTCTTTCCTAGCAAATCCTCTTTATACAAGTCTACAAACTTTTCAGGAGTATAGCTTATAGTCGGATTAGCAATAAGAAAATCTAATCTAGCTACATCTTCTTCCGGAATGTTAGGATTGTGTAAATCCATTAGTTGTTTATTAATCTGTAGCTGAGCTTTAAAGTTAATAATATCTACAAATTTTTTATCTTTTCCGTTACACTCCTGTAGTAGATCTTCTAGACTAACTTTCTTTTCGCTAGCTAGACTAGGAAACATTTTTAGCAGAGTCTTAATTTGAATACCTTTTACTCCAGGCACGTTATCCCCCTTATCCCCTACGATAACCTTATGGGTTAAAAAGTTATGTGGTGGTATACCATACTCCTTTAGAACCTGCTGAGGGCTATAGATAACCTTTTTAACAGGGGAATAAATACTGGTATTATTAGAAGTGAGTTGTAGATAGTCTTGATCGGTAGAAAGTATAACTACTTTTTCAGAAAATTTCTGTGCTAGGTAGCCAATAACATCGTCTGCTTCAATCTTATTAATAGCAATTAAGTCTACCGGTAAGCACTTAAGGTAGTCAATAAGTCGTATGATTTGACTCGTTATTGACTCTGACTCTTCTTCTTGACTGTCGAATGCATCCCAGTTAGAGATTTTAGTAATATGGCGGTTAGCTTTGTAGTCAGGGTACAGGTACCTTTTGTTGGTAGAACCTCCCTGTCCGTCAAAAACTAGTATTACTCTGGTGGGTTGAATCTGTCTAATTACAGCTCCTATAGATTTTAAAAATCCTCCTAATCCTCCAACATGATTGCCGACTGGATTAATATGATGAATAGCTACAAAGTTACGTAAGAAAGTATTAAGAGAATCTACAATTAAAACTTTACTATTCCTGTGTAAATGTACTTCCGGCTCTTTCTCCATCTGCTCGAACATCTTTCTGTAGTCCATTTTTCTTTTGTTTAGCGATAGGATTAGCCAACCTTTCAGCTATTCTTTCTCGAATTATTTCAATATCCTTGATAGTAGGAATGTATCCATTCATTAATTCCTGTGGAACTCCGTCCCAAGATACTAGATAGCTCTGCACATTAAAGCCCCTGTTTAAACACTCGTTGTAAAGGCCAACGTACCTATCTCTTAAGTAGCCGAGCTTATCATAAAAGAAAGATACGTGACCTTTACCGAGAGTAAACTGTGTTGGTATGTTGTTAAGATTACACCTACCTTTTGCTACAACATTAGGAATACGTTTTAATTCCCTATGTTCAGCAATCAAATGCTTATTTGTTAATTCTATAGGAGGAATACCTACATTAATTCTTGTCATAACCTATTTTAGCTAAAGATAAGGTTATTCCTCTGATACGTCAAAGATATCTTTATTATCTTCGTCGGTTTCTATCACTACATCAAAATCTGTAGACCCTAAAGTCTTTAACCAGTCTTTTGAGTATTGCTTTTTGTAAGCATCAATAGCTTGTTTAGTATCATCGATAAAACCGTGAGCAGTCATAATGACCCTTCCGGTAGATGTTACATCATTAACGTGGTTTTTATCGCAACTAACCTTAGTTCGCTTTGCAAACTCTACATCCTTACCGTTCTTAGTAGCTTTTATTTTATTAGTCCCGGAATTAGTTACATTACCGAACGTGATAATCAAAGAAGAATCAAAGTACATAGTGTCGCCGCCTTTATTTTTCATTTTAGGCTGCGCCATAATATTTTCTGCTTTAGCTACCCAGATTTTATTTACTGCAAGCATGGTATTAGTGTAGGGTTGACTTTGCTTGCGGGATAGTACAATTTTCTGATTGATAAAGTTACCAAACTGCTGAGACATTGCACCTGCATTCCACTCGTTATTATTCTTATTAGACTCAACAGATAACCTGCTAGGAATAGATCCTACAGAATCCCATAGAAGCAGTAGATCGTGTGGAAGCCTTCCGTTCTTTTGCTCATCAAGTAGATCAGCAATAAAAGCAGCAACGTCTTCAATGGTATTTAATCTCTCTCTATCAATGTATATAAAAAAACCTTTATAATCCGATACCACACCGTTACTGTCTGGTACGTCTTCAAACTGTAGACCCATCTGCCGGGCATGTTCCCAGTTCCACTTCATCTCCGTAATAATAAAAACAGGTAAGATGCTCATTTTCTGGGCATTTACTGCTGCTTCTAGTAATGCGGTGGTTTTTCCTGTATCAGAATGACCTCTTAGTAAGGTAATATGTCCGATAGGAATACCTGGGATAGACAAGCAGTCTTGAAAAGCTTGTGATAAAGGAATCCACCTTTGTTCTTTCATTTTGATGGAAGTACTAGATAGATTTTTAGCTTGAATAAACTTCTCAAGGTCAAAAGAACCTTTCAAAGCACCTGCAACACTTTCGTTAAGTGAAGCTTTATTTGCTTTCGACATACTCTTATTTATTTTATTTGCAATTACCGATTATTTTTCTTAATTCACTGCTCTATAGGCAGTAAGCTATTACTTGAAAAGCTCATCAAATTCGTCATCAATGCTTACTTTTGGTTTTGCATTGAGAGTAAAAGAAGCAGGCGGAACAGCGGGCTTAGGAGCTTCTGCCTCTGGTGCAGCTGCTTTCTCTGCAGTTTCTTCTGGATTTAACCAAGAGAACAATGATTCTTTCATTTCGTCGTAAGAGTACTTCTTAAAGATAGAAAATACTTCGGGTTGATTATTTAACCACTTTTCTACCTCTGCAGCATTGTCTGAAAGAGGAGTTGTTTTAGTACGTACGCGTACTTTGGACTGATTAAAACTAGTTCCGTTACTTTCAGGACCTGTAGTTTCAATAGTAATATCACGACCCTGGATTACATCGGTATAATCACCAACATCTGGATCATCAGCAAGGCTGAGTAGTTCGGCATAAATTTGCTTACCGAATTCCCAGAGACGAACTCCTTTCTCTTCTTCCCCACGTACAATTACAGGAGCAAATACACGCATCTTTGGTTCAAGCTTACGTGACATCATCCAATTCTCCTTATCGCCCGTAGTAGCTAGTTGTTTAGCAAACTCTACAATAGGGTCTTTTTCGCCAAAATTTGCTAAAGAAATCATAGTACGGTTACCAATACCGTAGTGTACGAAAACTTCCTTAAAAGGATTTGACTTATCCCACATAGCAGGAACAATTCGTACAGAATGCTTTCCTACTGCTGGCTTCCAGAGAATAAGAGACATATCTCTTTTCTGTCCGCCCTGTTTTTGGTTTTGCAATGCGCTTAATTTAGACTTAATGGTGCTGAGATCCATTCCCATAACTTTTTTTTTAATTAAGAATTATTTGACTAAGGAAAAATAAAAAGAAATTTTCAATCTAGCAACTAAATGTTGACTATTCTGTAAATTTTTGTAGAAAGCTTCTTAAGCTCGTCTCCTTGTGATAGGAGTACAGTGTTTCTGTAGTTTTGCCATTCGACTTTAAACGTAGTATCGAGAATACCTTCGTTTAGAGATTTAATCAACAGATTAAGACTGTTAATTGTGTATAGAGTATTAGTCTCTTTCTTTCTATGCAAGAGTATCGTGTTAGGAAGCACTCTAGCACTACTTCCTTGAAGCTCAATATTGTAAGTACATAAATATTCTTCAGAATCTTCCGATTCTAGTACAAAAATCTTACCGTACATGATAATGTACTCGGATCTAATAGTAGTCAGGATATCTTCTAGCTTATCCTTAGTAGAAAAAGTACAAAATAACTTATTTTTCAACTGATCTTGTGTTAATTCAATATATTCCATAATAAATAGGATTAAACCCTTCTAAAAGTTGTAGTTATGACCTTTTTTTGCTTTTACTTTATAATTACCTATCTCAATGACGTTTTTAATTTCAGTTAGAAACCCTTTTCCGTCCTCTGCTGAATAATCTATTAGAATAGAGTCGTAGACAACTAGTATTACTTTACTTTTCTTTCCTCTTAGTAATTCTTTTAGGTCTATCAGCTTTTTTACATTATTTACCGTCTCTAAACATTGAACATAGTAGTTAAAGAGTTTTTGAGGTGTGAAATCTCCTTTAAAAATCTTCCTACCGTTAGGTAAGGTTAACTTTCCTACACGTCTATACTCAACCCACATAGCCTCAACAAATTCAGCAATTTCTTTAAATAGTTCAATATGTTTATATTCCTCTTCTACTCCATTATACAGTTGCCTAAAGGTAATTTTTTTAGACTCCTGGTATTCTTCCGGAGTTAATTCTTCTTTTTTAAAATACTCCTCACCTAAGAATACATGGATTGACTTATCTACAGGTATTTCTGTTCCTAACATGTTTGCAATTAACCTCAAATGATATCCATCGAAGTCAAATTCAACAAAAGCATCGTTTTCAGGAATAAAAGCTGTTCTGGAATTGTTATCTTTGTTAAAGGCTAGGAAGTTTATACCATTAAAAGCGTTAGTAGGCCTAGAAGTTATGTTATAAAGGTTATAGCTTGTGTATATCCTACTCTCTTTCATAGATCTACCCTTCCATACGGGTTCGAAGAACTTATCGAAAACCCGGGGATCTGTAAGCAGACCCTGTTCTTCTACCCACCTATAGGCCTCTACATACTTTTCCTGCCATTCTACATTAGTTTCCTGTCCAATATAGGATTTTACTTTTTCAAACATACACTCACACCTCTCGTAATGTTTTGAAATAGGAATGAGAGTGTTAACCTCTACGTTATACTTAAACTTATTATAGAAATCAAAATGCAATGTAGTATAGCACTGTAAGTCCTTTAACTCGTTATCATGATCAAGGATAGTAAAGTATACATCTACAGCTTGCGGCAGGTCGAGGTAATAGGAATGCCACTTCTTATCTAAGAGATAGACTTTTGGAATGTTTTGTAAAAAGGTTTGAATATCTTCTAACCTAAGAGAAAAGGCTTCTGAATGTTTAATTGGAAAAATATAGCCTTTCTGAAAATCGTTGTAATATAGTAGACAAGGAGCAGTAAGCAGTGGATGAGATTCTTCAGATAGAGAAACAAGCTCAATGAAACACTTCTCCGGTTTCGGTAAACTCTCTAACTGCTCTTTTGTTTCTATCACGAAGTACATAACTTTTATTTTTACCCTTACCTAAAGATAGATAGTCTACCTTTATATACCAACTCTATGGTGTCACTCTAGCAAACTTAGTATAGTCTCCCCCTATGTAAGAAATAATTCCTTTAAAAGAAGCTTCCTTAGCTTCTGTAACTCTTTTATTAGTGTCTACAATACCTCCCTGTATCTGGTACTGAGATATTCTCTTATTGTTTAGAGGTCCGGTTAGTTGCCAAAACATACTAGTTACTTCATAAGCAAGAACAGTTTGTTCTGTAAGTCCGTTTTGTAAATTAGACCAATCGTTTTCTGAAATTTCAAGTATGTAACCAGGGCCAGTTAATTGCTTGGCAAAATATCTAGTAAAATACCCTCTTGCATAATCTGATTCTAAAGGTATGGGATAGTACGGTACAAGTTGTCCGAGTTCGACACTAGTAGCTATTGTTGCTCCCTGTGTTGCAGATTGAATTGCTTCTGCACGTAGAGCAGGTCTACGGGTAAGAACTTCTTCCTGTTCACTTTTAACGAGAAGTATATTGGTTCCTAGCAGAGGATTAACTCCTGTAAAAGCTTTTCCATCAAACGTCAAGTAATACCTTCCGCTATAAGGTTTTCCATCAGGCAGAAAAAAGTCTCCTCCTCGTGTGTAAAGGTTTGTTTTTATTCTAGTGGAAGGGTAATATTTAACCATGATTAAAACTGTAGATTATTAGATTCATAAATAGAAAAATGCATTGGATCTTTCGACTTAAACCAACTCACTCCGTACTTGTTTAAGATCAAGGCAACTCTTTCAAATCCTCTGTTAAAATCATTCTGAGGTAAGCTATTCCATGAAACGTCATACCCGTACACACTAGCATTAATGTCAATAGCAAAGCCCCAAGCATGAAAAGAGAGAGCTGTTCCGTTAGTTACGTTTCTAACAGCTAAACCTCCTGCTACGTCTACAATATACCTCTGAAGTCCTTGCTGACGCACTTCTGTAAAGGCAGGTACTAGTCTAGTAGCAAAGGCCGGACTTACCCTAACTGTAACGTCTCCTGTATTTGTTGGAATTGTTACATTTACTAACCTTGATAGATATGTTGGGTTTGGCTGTAACCAGTATCGGCTTCCTTCTATTCTAGCGATCTGGAAAGTACCGTCTGCTAACTGTACTGCAGGTAATACTCCACCTGTATATTGGTTAGCAAAAGCAATATCAGACTGCGATACAGGGTATCCATCCCCTATTACAAATCTTCCTTGATCTGTATCTAATTTTTTCTTTAATGCATTTTGTCTCTTGTTTACTTCTGTAACAACTGATACGGTTGAGACATCTCTTAGCTTAATCATCTGACCTCTAATCTTAGTAAGCCATTGATTATTTACAATACTATGAGAGAGTCCTGCGACAATAAAGCCTACTTTCGGCCTACCCGGTTCTCCCCTTAACGAAAGAGGTAACCTATCTTCCGGAATCGTAAAAGCGTTTCCTATCAGTATACCTGCAATCCCGTCTATAGTGATTTCAAGATCAGCAGGAATAAACGGTGCAGCCGAAGTAACAGAGTCTTCTGATTTAGATTTAGAGATACATTCAATATAGTAATTCTTAGCTGCATCTACTTTATCGAAATCAAGATCAAAATTAGAATAAATACTCTCTACTAAAGCATTAAACTGTTCGGCTACTACCAAGTCGTTGTTCGTTTGGTCTGTAGATTTTTTCTCTACAGCCTTTGTAGCAGCATTACCGGAAACAGGATCTCCTGATCCTTCTGTGATATAGGGTTTAAACCTATCTTGATAGGTAGCGTTTAAGTAGCTAAAGGAAGAGGGATCGGTAGCATTAATAGAACCTGTAGCTGCTTGTGCAGAGATAGCTACCATACTACCTAACTTAGTAGATACATTCGTTCTAAACTGAAAACTTCTAACTAAGCTCTGAAGACCGAAAACAGGTAATTCTCCTAGCCGTAGTTTACTTGTAGCGTTAACAGGAGTGTTTCTGTTTAGTATAGATACTTCACCAGCAGCACCCGGTACCCACTGATCGTCTTTTATCTGTACTGTATTCGAATCATCTCTATAGGCTACTCTAAATAAATTTAAATTACCTAAACTCTTATTTACCTCTGTTAAAATAGCTTCAAGAAACGGCTGTAAGTTGACGGCATGGTCAGGACTTGAAGCAGTAAAACTATTTGCAACTTTCATTAAAAAGTCAACATTCAATAAGATGTTCATCGTTTTACCCTGGTATGGATTCCCTGCTAAGGTTTTAAACTCAGGTAATTGTCCGGATAATTCATCTTCTTGCTTAGGTAAGAAAATTCCCTGTACAGCAGAAGAAACATTACTTGGAAAAATCTCTTTATAATCTTCGTTACTTCCTTGAAAAGGAATTAAGCATATTCTGGGGTCTATAGATAAATGCTGCGGGGAGGTAAGACAAAAGTTTGTATCGGGATTAAAATCGATATAAACGTACGGAGTCTTATCTGAACCTTGCGGTGAGTTGTTGGAACCTATCTTCTGTTTTGAATCGTAAATTAAACACATATTGTTTATAAACGCAAGAAGATACCCTAAACTAATGTATACCGGATACTCAATGTTCTCAGAAGTTTGATTACTTAGCTGATACTGTGTTAAGTATGCTCTACATAGCTTGTTAAAATCTACACTGCCTACTTGTCCAAATAGTTCCGGAGTACTTAAAGCATCGGCTAATAAATTACTATTAAATCCTTTTTGGGCATAAGAAGTTAGGTTGAAAGGAGTCGTTCTAAAAATTTCTACAGACGGTACCGGATTAAATACATTTTTTAATACTCCATCTTGGTAGAAAGCTTTAGTAGCAGAGACTAGATCTACAACAATTGTCTTTTTTGTAGCATTTTCTGCTAAAGTTGCTTGATTTAGGGATAAAGTCTTGACATAAGCTAGCATAACATGAAGTGCTGACTCATATCCTGGTGCTGCATCTGTTTGAGTGGCAGTAGCAGTATTTTCAGCTGCAGAAGTATCTCCGAGATTAGGAGTTTGAGTAGCTCTTACAGCAGGTAAGCTCTTAGTAATAGGCGGAAGAACTTTTTCAATGAAAGCAGTATTATTAAAGGTAACGCTTATATTAGGAATAAAATCTCCTACCTTAATATCTAGCAAGTTACCCTGTACTACAATGTTAGATCTTTTATTCTTAAGATTAGGGTTAAGACCGTAATCTATTTTACCGAGAAGATCTTCATCTACGGTAGTATCAATCGTAGTAATACTTATTTTACGGCTACCTGAAAACCATTTCTGCAAAGCCTCTATTAGCTGTTGACGTGTAGGCCTGAATCCGGTAGACTCTGCTGAAGGAGGTTGGTAATTTAGTACGAGAAAAAAAGTTTTTAACTCTTCTACTCCTTGTGCATTTTTTACCCTAGTTACATACGATACTTTAAAAGCTATCCCAGAAGAAACAGGATCTACCAAGTTAATATTAGCTAAAACTCTAGTAAGTCCAGCTCCTAGTATGTTAGCTGCAGTAGAGAAAACAGGAAAAACCGGTTCATTCGGATCTACGTACAAATCACCAGACAGAAACCTATTTACGGTACTTGCGATATTAGGAGTTGTACTAGTTCTGATAGTCTCATCATAGAGCTTAACAAAGTTATCCTCTCCTAAATTATTTTGCAGATTCACTCCTTCTGCTTCTATAAAAAACCGAGCTGCTTGATTTAACAGGGTAGCAGAAAGGGCTACGGGTGGTGAGTTTTCTGCAAAAACTACTTGCCAATCACTTCTAACACCCGGGACAGGGTTTAAAAATAGTCCGGTATACTTAGTATTAAGCTCTCTTACGTAAGGTACACTGTTACTGGTACCTCCTTTTTGTGCTCTATAAAAATAATCAAAAACGTTATTAGTAACGGTTAGACTAGGTTGATAAGAAACAGGGTAAGAAACTACTTCTAAGAAAGATTGCTCGTTCTGAGTAACGGCATTACCTCCTCTATCATTTTTAAAGATATACTGGTAGATTTGCGAAGGGTTACTCGGCACAGCAGGCGGGGAAGGAGGTAATCCCTGTCCTTGTCTCTCTCTAGCAAGCCTGTCTTCTTCGGCTGCAATAGCTTTTCTCTGTATTTCAGCTTCGATAGATTGAGTAGCTTTTTTAAACTCTTTAACTAACCCAGAGGGCATTTTATAGGATTGATTAATTCTTACCGTATCGATAATAGAGCCAAGCCCTACAATCTTTACACTACAATCATATCCTCCTTCTTGATTAAAAGACCAAGTAAAGTTAGAAACAATACCTAACATTCCGTCGTAGTTACCGCTCAACTCTTTTGACTTTTTAGTAATTTTTTGCTGAACAGTTGCCTTATCTGTACCTACTGCAAAAGGATCGTCTAATCCAAAAGTATTAGTAGCTATTTCAAATTTTCCTCCCGGTGTATTGACAGTAGGGTTGTTAAAAAATTGAGTATGTCCCCATTCTAGTAACATTGAATATCCTAGCCTAAAATATAAAGCTTCAACTATGTTAAGTTGATTCATATTCCAGACCTTAAAGTTGATCATAGCTTGTCTTAGAGATCCTAATCTTCCTGCTGTTTCAACTTCTACTGTGGTAAGTCCGGGCATTGGTCTATACCCGAGTTCTTCAATACCTCCTAATCCGTAAGCTCCTTCTGCCCCTATTCCCGATCTTAAAGCTATACCTTGACCTGTTCCTATAGAAGTACCTCCTTGTAAGATCCAGTTCTTCGCTAAATCTTCAGGCTTTGTATAAGTAGAACCCAGACCCAAAGTCTTATAAAACTCAGTTAAAGGTTTTGTGTTGGCAGAATCGCCTACATTTATGTTAACAGAAGAAATGAGTCTAGCCCATCCTGTTTTATTCGCTAAAAACAAAACCTCTTCATTACTTCTCTGAGAAGTGCTGTTACGTGTAGCTCTTATGTAGAGTTGATCTAAAACATAATTACTAAATGGAGCTCCTATTACATTAGATAACTTCTCAGCCATTATTTTCTATATTATAAGAACTTAAAACTCTTTGAACGTCTGTTGGAATTCTTAACTGTATACCAATGGGCGGGTAGATTGAATCCCCCGGAAGAGCATTAGCAGAAGCTATGATCCACCATAGACTTGAGTCTTGGTAAAAATCATATGCAAGTAAGTCAAGCCTGTCTTCTGCTGTTGTAATAACATAGTAATCGGTGTCGGTCGGTGTAATGGAAGGATAAATATTATTCCTATAATACAGACTTCCTGTTCCGTCTAATTTGACTATCGGTATGTTCTGATATCTTGATGCCATAAGTTAAAATTTAAAAACCACCTCCAAACTGTCCAGGAGCTCCCTCTGGTCTAAACCGGTTTACATTACTTCTAGTAGGAGTGGGTTGAGAGGGAGTTCTTCCTGGTTGATTTGTTAATCCAATACCATACGCAGGACCTTGTGGGATAAAACCTTGCTTAGCTTTTGCATTTGCTTTAGCTGCTGCTTGTTTATTTGCTTTATTGACTACTGCTTTTTTCTTTGTAGCAGTATCAGCAGAATTAGCCCCTACCTGTATGGCAGGAATTCTCACATCTTCGTCTACAATGACTATTTCATCCTCCTGTGGGATCGGAATTTGCGGTGTAGGAGTCTTGTCTACAATGTTACCCATAAAGATATCTTTCTCTACATTACCTATTAAGGATACACGCGGGTTAGCCATTGTTACCCTGGATGGTAAAATGTCCATAATAGGTCTAAAAGAACAGTATACAGTAACCATGTGAGGTAGCTGTGCTACATCGGATTCAACTAGCGGACCGTATAACTGTATCTCCCACGGAGTATTACTGTTATCAATAGTAATAGAAATATTCTCTAAAAATCCTGGCATTCTATAAATATAATCTCCAATCGTCAATCTAACAACAGATCCTCTCATTAACTTAGATTGTGGAGAGTAGTCTGGGTATAGCTGTGATAATAAAGTATTAAGCTTAGTATAGAGAGGTCTTACTTCTTCACGTGTTTGTGCAAAAACTTTAAAACTAAATCCAATAGTTCTATCAAAGCCTTGATATGTCCTAAAAGTTTCACCCCTACCTAAATACTTAAAAGAGTCAAACTCCGCTGAATTACTATCTGAGATTTGTCCTTCAAGAAAAGCTCTAAAGATTAAAGCTACTGCGTAGTCTGGATTGTCATTAGACATACACTCGAAAGCAAACTTTATAATATCTTTCGTATCATTACCTCCTGCTGTCCAAGGGGTTTCAGTGCTGGCATTATAGTAAAAAGGATTTACCTTATTTAATAAATCTACACCTCCAGGCTTGGCAAAAAGAGGGTTAGTTTCTCGTAGAGGTTCTCCTGGATTACCTATACCTAATCCTCCTGCAAGACCGTCGTATGGTTTTGCAATATTGTAAAGAGTATAATCAGTCCAAGGAATAACAGGACTACCGTTATTAGTTTGACTTCTAAAGTCCTGTATTGCAGCTTGAGTAGGAGATACAGGGTTAGTTGTACGAGTATCTTGATCAGCTAACTGCTGATAGGTTAATGCAATAGCAGAATATGGACGAGAAACTCCTACCGGGGTTGGATCTCCGCCAATAGTAAATCCTACTGTATTATTGTCTAAAAAATTGGTAGCTTCTGTATTAGAGTATCTAAAAATTCTAGTATTTCCAATACCGTAGACAGATCCAGGACCTCCGGGGTAGTTAAATAGTTGATTACTTATAGGAGAAATACCTAGCTCTTCAATCTTATCTACAGCTACTCCAATATCAATAATATCTCCCCTTGTAGGTGCAAAGCCGCTTAAGTTTCCTAGCTTTAAAGACTTTAAAATAAGTAACCTATTAGTAGAGGCAGTATTATTTTGCGGTGCTCCGGCAATATATTCGTAGGTTTGTTGTAAACTTTCTGTTATTGTTGGAACGACTCCTTGTCTATTAAAATGTGCTCCTGTTCCCTGTACTTGTACCTGGGCTAAAGTGTTTAAAGGGTTATAAGTCTGCGTAACAGGTAGTACAGCATTGCCTAGTACACTACCTGCAAATTGTATAGTGTTAGGTACTTGAGTTCTGGGATTGGTTAACTGTAATCCTACCTGTTTTTGGATAAAAGCAGTACCGCGTGGAGCGTCTTTAAAAAATTTTTGAATCCTCTCTCTATCCACCGTTGCAGTAACAGCAGAAAAAGCTCCATCCACTAGTGCTGATATTGCACCCCCTCTAATTGGAAAATCTAAACCAGTTCTATTAATCTCATAGTACCTTCTTGTAGCAGAAGGAGTGTTAGGACCTTCAATAGGGTTTTGAATATAGGGTTGCCCGCTATACCCTCCTCCTGGTTGATCAAGTCCGTACTTGAGGCTAGTTAAATTCGTTTTAAAGTCTATTAATGGCATATTACTTGGCTGGTGAAGATCTTAGAAAATCGAGGTAAGTAGGTTGCGCAACACTATTAGTACTAATGTCAATCGGACTCTGTATAGGAGGTATAGCACGAGATGTTATAGGGACTTGTACCCCTCTCTCTACTAAAGATACATTATCAGGAGTTCCTTCAAATACACCTGTAGGGTTGGTTAGCCCCTGTTTACTAAGTTTTGAAGTTTTTATTTGATCAAGGATAGCCATAGTTATTTAAGATTAGTTTGAAACATACCTGGGACTCTATTAACAACCTGTTTTGCAATTACTTCACCGTCTACTACCATGTATACAGTCGTGGTTTGGTTACCAGTAGTGGTCGGGATTGGTCCATAGGCTGCAGCAGGTGCAACCGTTTCTCCTCTAGCCCCTCTCTCTAATACCGATCCTACAGAAGGTGCAGCAGTTCCTTCTACAGCAGAAGTAGCAGCAGTAATACCGCTAGCAAAACCTGCCGCACCAGACCTTACCGAAGAAGCTAGACCTCTTAATTTTGTTGCTCTATCTTCACTAAAAAAGCCAGTAATGTCGGCCATTAGTTCTACAATTCCTGCTACAAGTTCACCTACCATGTTAACAGCACCTGCTAATCTATTCATAAGTCCTGTTATAAATCCTTGAATCTTATCTGGATTGGTAATAAAATCTAAAATACCAGACTTTTCAACAAACTCAACAAAAGTTGTTTTGATTCTGTTCATCAACTCGGCAAGACGTTCAGCAGTAGAAGTTTGCGTAATGTAATTATAAGCGTCTTCTCCAATTCTCTTACTAATTTCTTCCTGCGTTAGTCCTTTTTCTTTTAGAGCTTTTAATTCTTTCTGTGCTTGATCTAAATTAGTAGCACCTAACTTTCTATAGTAGTCTTGTTGTTTTAGAACATCCGCTAAACCATCTCTAGTCATACCAACAGATTCTGCAATTGCTTCTTGCTGAATTCTATTCATTCTTAAGTACTCGTCTGTACTACCTATTTGGGATGTGATTTCTCTAGCTACAGTTACAAGATCGTTATTTAGGGCAGCTTCCCGGGCTTTTGTTAAATTTAATTCTTTTCCTGTTAAAATTTGAGCTTCTATTTCTTTAGAGATACTACTTTCAAAATCTAGAAAACTACTAGCTATACCGTCAAGCTGTTTAAGCTCAATACCCATAGCTTTTGTAGTCATTAAGGCTTTTGTTAATTTTTCTGGATACTTTGTAAAAGTCAATCCCAATACTCCGGCCTGTTTTGAAGCCTCTCCCAGTATTTGCCTATATTCAAAAGCAACACCTGTTTGAAATTCAAAAGCTTTAGACTGTGCAAGAACATTCTTTGTTAACTGTGTAGCACTCCTGCCTTGAATTACGCTAGTTTGTGCAATAGCTTTTCTAGTCTCTAACTCAAGACCTGCTATCTCTTTTAACTTAATATTATTTTCAAGAATATCTCCTGAAAGTTGATTTCTAACACCAAGAGCTCTAGTTAATTCAACTTGAGACTCCATTAATCTAGTCTCGTTGACTACTATGTTATCACTAGCCTTAGCTATTGCTCTAAAGTCTTCTTTTACTGCTTTGGCTTGATCTTTTGAAATACCGAGGTTACGAGCAAAATTAGTTATACCCTGATCAAGGCCTAAAACAAGGTCAGCGATGCCTTTAAAGATTCCTATCAAGCCTCCAAGCAATCCTCCTATGAAAGGTATTTTGCTAGCTATTTCTTGAAATCCTCCTAATATACTTGTTGCACCTGTACCTGATATTGCTCCTCCGCCTACGCCATAACCTCCCCCTATTCCTCCTGATACTAGCCCTGATACTTGTTGTAAGGGCCCTGCAAGAGAGGTAAGAATTAATTTACCGATTCCTAAAAGTGTATTTTTAATTCCCTGTACAACAGTTACTAACCCTGCCGCTAAAGCACCGTAAGGACCTCCTGCAGCAGCTCCTGCAGCAGCGGCACCAGTAACACCGCCTCTTCCACCACCGCCGCCGGCATTGCCTCCGCCTCCTGCTCTTGCACGAGCTATGTCTATGTCTCTCTGCCTGGCTTCCTTACTTCTAAATAAATCAGCAATCCTACCGGTAATGGTCCGCTGTTTATTAATATCCTTAATTAAGTCCCTTTCAGCAGTTAAGGCTCTTCTAGTAGCATCGGCTTGAGTTTTCCGAGCAGCTAGCATACCTCCTTCTGTCTTAGCTAAATCTTTTAACTTGGCTTGTTGCTCATTAAGCATTCTCTTGGCTTGCCTAGCAACTTGATTATTTCCGTTTCTCTTAGCTTGAATTAAGCTTTCCTCTAAATTCTTTATGACATTTAACTTCCCTTGATATTGAACTGCATTCCGGGCCTGTTCTCCTTGGAGTTTGTTTATAGCTTTATCGAAAACTTCTTGCTCTTTAGCAGCATCTTTGATCTTTCCCCTTAACCTGAGTATATTAGTCCAGGCGAGTTGTTCACGTTCTAGTCTTTCGACCCGTGATCTCTGTTCTCTTTCTTCCGGAGTTAGTGGATTTTGTGATAATGACATAAGACTACAACGTTACTGTACAAATAAATAGCTACTTACTTCTTTTTTACCTTAGACGTATAGGTAGGTGTGACGTCTTGAGATTTGATCCCCGGTTTAGCAAGTAAGGGCTTATCTGCCGTAACTGTTTGTCTCTCATTACGGATCTCTTGTAGCTTTTCTAGATGCTCGGTAATAAACTTGATGTTGAGTCGTCTTTCAGCCACAGGCATATCCATGACTTCAGACCATGAAAACCCGCCACCACCGTGGTAGGTAAGTTCAAACACCTCTCTCTTAAATACCTGGCGGTATTCAACTCCCGGGAAAAAAAAATTCCGCCGTAAGCGGGAGGCTCTCCTCTACCTCTTTACCGTTGGATAGGGTAAAGTTAACAGTTAAATCGATATCTGGAGTGAGATTTGTCATATAAGCTCTTAGTGGACTAGAATCCTTAGCTATGAGGTAGTTGTCTACAAAATCTCGTACGTTCTTTGCTTCGTAATCACTGTTTACTGATAGAATCTGCTTTTTTAACCTGGTTGTAATTTCACCGGCAGTTAAATTAGCTTTTTTCAATCCTTTCAACTCAGCTTCAATAGCTTTTTCGTCTTCAATAGTAAGAAGCTTAAATGTAACTGTGTTTTTAGAATACGGTAACTCAAAAGCAAATTCATTCTTGGCGTTATATAACGAATAATCAACTTCTTTGTTCTTCAATGACTGCAAATCTACAGTAACTTTTTCTTTCCTATCGTCCTCTCCATCATAATACTCAAAACTGTAAGAAGAACCATAAGCTAAGATACGAGCTGCTACTAAGAGAGCATTCCTGTCTCCCAGTAATAGATCTTCATATTTAATGGGGGATTTAATCAAAGACTGTAACATCTTTTCAATAGCGATCCCTTGTTTTAACAGGTTTACATTAGTGAGAATGTCTTCTTCTCGTGCTGTCATATACTTCATATCGACAGTACCGGAAGACAGGGGGTTTGTGAGGTCGTAAACTTTACCTTTAGAAGGCAATTCAATTACTTCGGTGGGAAGTGTAAACTTTTCAGCCATAATCTTAATTTATTATATATACATAAATATATAGAGTCTCTACTTTCTAAGTAGATCGCGAATAAATCCTTTAAAATACCGGTAAGCATCAGTCAGGATCAAGTAACAGACTACACTTACAGTAATATAAGTAATAAAGAAGAACGTCCAAGTAAGCCAAAAGCCGTCTATAGGACCAGATTGATAATTTTCTATAAAAACCATCCAAAATATAGCAGATATTGTAGCACCTACACTAATCCAGAATAATCCTTTAAGTAGAGTCCAGATAATAAACAACTCTAACCAGAAAATTCTTATAAAAATAGCTAAAACACCGACGATTAGCAATCCGATAAAGAAGGTAGATATTGACATAACTTTTATTTTACCTAAAAATATGTAATTTCCACATAAATAACAACTTTTAACATAAAAAAAGCCGCTTTTTAGGCGGCTTTCTTAACATATTGAGAATCAATGTACTCTAGAAGTTGAGGATACAATAATCCATTCCAATTCCAAGTTCGATTGTGATTGCATCTTGGTTAGACCAATCATAAGAACCGAAGTTTGCGGTCTTAACGAAAGCTCCTTTGATAATCCACTCACTCACCACATCGCCTACTGGACCTAAAATAGAAAGGTTAAGGTCTTTCTTGTAGAAATCAGAATAACCATCACGGCCAGTTACAGATTCATGTGATAAACGAATCCACTCCATACAGGCTTGTTGACCAGAAGGAGAAATTGGATTGTAGAGGTTAAGAGTCATATCTTGCCACTCAGCCTTACCTTTAATCTTACGGTACACGTTGATATGATCAAGCTTCACTTCGTTCAAATTAATGTTTGGTGCTGTAGCACTCTTAATCATGAAGGAAGGAATACCATCTACATACATGATAAAGCGATTTTGAACTGTTGGTTCAAACGCTGTAAACATTATCTCATTAGGATCGAGCACCGGCATAGTTATTCTAGTTTAATTCTTACTTATAAATATCCAATAACGAATTTATTCACTTATACTAGGCAACTGGTTTGCTAGCAACGTTTGCTGCTTTTTTCCTAGCTTTATCTTTTAGTGCTGCAGATATTACTGATTCGCTTACTTCGCCTTCGTCTACTTTATGCTTAGAAGACATTTCCATTTCTTGAATCTTTTTGTCGATTGCAGCTTTAGCAGCTTTCAATTCTTCTAAGCTCTTACCGTCTTTTTTCTCAGCTACCTTAGTCTCCATTTCTTTCATTGGCTTTTCTTCAGCTTTGTGCATTTTAGCAGCTTTGTCGTGCTTCATCTTAGGACCTTTTACAGCTTCTGTATAAGCACCGCCAGACATATCTTTATTTTCAGCAACTATTTGCTTTGCGAGAGATTCAAACAATTGCTTGGAGAGATGCAATCTAATCTTAGTATTATTTTTCATTTACGTGTTTGTTTTATATTATTGTCCAAAAGTTACACCTGTCGGTAAGACGTTAAAGTCAAGTTGAATAAATTCAGCAGTCCTAGTCGGCTGTAAGTAAATAGCACCTACAAGTAAGTTTCTATCGATTACATCCGGTGTATTGTTGGTATCGTCCATTACTACACGGAAAGCATATAATCCTTGACGCTGTTGTACGTAATCTAAGTATGGATTAACTTGAGACAAGAATTTGTTTCTTGTTACAGCAGTATTTTGTTCGAATACCAAAGTCTGTGCAATTTGTCCGATATAAGATTTCAATGCAATCAACAAACGCCTTACGTTTACACGATCAAGAGCAGAAGCTTTAGACTGTAAAGTCTTTTGTCCGTAGATTACAGTGCCTTGTCCTGGGAAGATTGCAATTGGGTTGACTTTTGCAGTGTAAAGAGTGTTTCTTTGAGAAACAGTCAACCTTCTTTCTGGTTGAATTACAGTTGGAAGACCTCCTCTTGTAAGACCTGCAGGTGCAAACCATTCAGCAGCAACCTTATCGTTGTATTCATATACAGCTGGAACTATTAAAGAGGCAGGTACGAAATTTAAACGACCAGTCTCAGTAGATCTAATCTGTACCCATGGCCAATAAGTAGCACCGTAGGAATTGTCGTAAGATTGAGCAGCAATAGATACTGCTGTGATAGATTGATTATAGCTAACCATGTCTACTACTGCAATGGCATCACCACGATTCTGTGCTACTGAAAGCAGAGCACTTATTTGAGTGGCAGCATTTTGGTTTGTTAATCCTGGAGCATAAATTGCGTTATACACATATGCATCCTGGTTAGCAAGAAGGTTAATAGCTGTATCATAATCTCCTGCTCTTAAACCTTGGATGTTTTTAGCATCGGTATTGGCTATAGCAGCAGGGATTGCTTCGTACATGTTAAGTGGAGCTGTAGAAGCTTCGGTTGTTGGATTTAAACATCCATACAGAGGTCCAGCAGCACCGCCAAATGCACCATTATACGAACCAGATCCATTTACTGGAATAGAAGCTGTATACTGAGATTGTGCTTGGCCTGTTGGTCCAAGATAGTTTGGAGTTGGGTAGTTAACTTGCCTAACCCTAACATAATTAGAAGCGTTAGGATAGCTTCCAGTAATCTGAAGGTAGTCTTGACCAGCTTCGTCGGTAAGGACTTGCTGAGTTTGATTACCTATTACATACTCGATGTAGTTGTTTTGGTTAGGGTCGAGAGAAATATTTGACCAAGTCTCAAGTACTGTTTGGTTTGTGGTATAGTCATCACCTCTTCTAATGAGTAAAGTGAAGTAACCTGAAGCACTATCTGCTTGTGCAATTTGCCATCTGATATTATTAGCAGAACCAGAAGGAAGTACACCGTTAACTGCACCAGTAGCTCCTTGAATGTTATTCATTACAGTACCTACAGAAATGGTTTCGAGTTCGAAAGCACTTCCCGGTGTTGAAGCCGTACCGCCACTTAAAGTAGCTTGTAAGGTACCAGAGCCAGAAGGAGATCCGACCGGCAAGTTTGAATATACCTTAGTTCCATTTCCGTTGACAGATCCGCTGATAACAATATTAGATCCTACAGAAGATAGGGTTAAGCCTAATTCTGGAATGCTATTAGCAAAGGAAATTAAAGAAGCAGTCCATTGACCTATAGTATAAGAACTTCCTAAGTTCGGACTAAAGTACCCGTAGTCTAAAGTATCAGAGTAGGAGTTGTAATTGCTTCCGAAAGCAGCTCCTGCTAGATAAATGTAATTATTGTTTGAATCAACAAATGCAACAGCAATTCCTGATCCAGTCTGAGCTGATGTTAAACCAGATACACTAAAAGCAGCATTTGCTGAAGCGCCTGCTACTGATGCAATACTGTTAGCAACAGATGCGGTAGCGGCAGTATAAGAACCGCTAGCTACCCTAGTTACTAATAGAGAAGTACCTCCTTGCTGAAAATAATTATAAGCAGCCTGAGAGGTCATGTACTCGTAAGTGTTACCACCAGATATAAAAGTAGTTCCGAACTTAGCTCTATACTGAGAATAAGACGTTACTAGTGTTGGAATATCTGCTCTACCTACTACCGTAGGTCCGATTAAAGCCGACCCTACTGTAATTGGTCCTGCTGTTATTTGGGAAAGGTCGTTTTCTCTCAAGAAAACACCGGGACTAATAAGCGCTTCTGCCATGTCAATAAATTATTTATACTAATAAATAGCTGTTATCGGTGGCAAAACCTAATTTATTCTCAAGCGGGCTGGTCTTGCTTTTCAATGGGGGTAATTTCACCTGATTGGAAATCAACAGTACTGTCTCCGTACTTCTCACCTAAAGCTTGCATGTGTTCTTGTTGCTTCTTAGCATTCTCTCTAATACTTACCTTAATAGCCTCTAATTCGAATTCAATAAGTGTTTTCTGATAAGCAAATTCACCGAGAACTGCTCCTAAACGATTGGCTTCATTACGAATGGCCTGTAGATCTTGTAATTCTTCTGGAGTTAATTTTTGACTCATGTTTATTTAGATTTTTTTGGTTTTGTAACTGGTTTGGCTGCTTTTTTTACAGCTTCAATTGTTGGTTTCTCTTCAACCTTCTTTTCTTCGACCTTTTTTTCTTCAGGTTTTTCCTCTTCTACCTCTTTTTCTTCTACAGGAAGCTTCACTACTCGAGCTTCTACAATATCCTCTGTAAGAGAATTATTTTTCCTCTGTTGGGATTTATAAACCAATACACTGATTCCGATTGCAAGCAGGATAACGAAAAATAATGTGCCTATCATAATTAATGTTTTTACTATATATAAATATAAGGATTTCTGTAAGAACGTAGTTTAACTTTTTTTAAGTCCAAATTTTATCCACCTATACCATACCCTCTCGTGAAGGTAATACTGAACAGGTTTGTATATTAATTCCGCTACTCCAAAAGCAGCTCCTATTTTAACACTTCCGCTTACACTCCACATAATTAAAAAACCTATTAGAGTGCTTACAACCCGGTAGCTAATTGTTTTTGCTATATGCCTTTTTCTACTTACGTGCATAGTCCTTCATTTCTATTTAAATTGATACCGACTGCTCTATCGACTTCAGGTACTTCCGGGTCCTTATCATTGATAATATACCTCGTACCTCTACCAATTCCCATTACTAACTGATGGTACTTAACACCGATTTTTTCTAGTTCTTGTTTTGTAAACAACTCAAATTCTATAGGTCGAGCAGTTGTAATTACTACATGAGCACCATTATCATATTCGTTATTTACCTTATCAATAACGCTCTGTATAGGTGTAGGCGGTACTTCATTTATCTCAGTAAATTTTCTATACCTGATTAATGTACCGTCTATGTCTACAAAGTAGGTAGGATATTTTATCATAGCTTACCCTCCGCTTTCATCTGCTCACGAATCTTCGTAGCAGAAATATCGTGTATTTCCTGCGGCGGTACATGCTCTATAATATCATAGCCAACACCCCTACCAATATTGATAGATTCAATATCAGGTATAATAATAACTTTAAGCCTTCCTGCTTCGACCAAGTCTTCGAGTTCATTGAATAAATTTAACATTATTTCCGGAGGACTCCAAGGATTTTTTTCATCCGGTTCTACATCTCTAATACATAGCATCACATCCTTTCCCTCATTAAGGGCTTGATCAATTAACCACCGGTGCCCTGAATGCCAGGGTTGCCACCTTCCGATAAACATTGCATACCTTCCTGACTTACTTGCTGCTTTAACTAAGTGATTTTTCATCTTTGTACTTTTTAATCGATTTAATACACTCCTCTACGCTAGTCTTAGACGTATCTAATGATAATATACGTTCTTCTGTTGGAAGTTCAAAATCTTTTACATGAAAATTTTCTCTTCCTCTCTCTCCTTCGTAAGTCAAGTATACCCAAATCACTTCTTTGCAAAGATTATTAAGGTACTCCCTAGCTTCTTTGATTGGATACACCAAAGACAAAACTACATCGTATCCCTTCTTATCTAGGTAAACAGCAATATCACTAGCCCGGTTAAGGTTCTTTATCCTACCCTCTCGACTATAATCTGTGTTCACGAAAATACTTCTGAGATCATCTCCATCAATGTAATGATCGGCTGTAATCTTTTTTGCTAGAGTTGATTTACCGCTGTGTGGTTGTCCGAATAAGACTAGAATCATTGTTTATCTATTGATTTAAAGATATTACTTATTTCAAACATCTCTGTCACATCCATATATGGACATTCGTGTATGTTTCCTTCAAAAGAATAATCGAAGAGATAAGAATCTATAAGCTTTACATTCCCTTTTGGCGGTTTTGCTGCAATGTTGGAGTGTATGTCATACCCGAAATTCTTGGGGGTAGTACCTATCCACAAAACCGTAGACTTTAACTGCATAGCAGCAGCAGCATGTTGTAGACAAGAATCAATTAGTACTCGCCTGTCCGATAAAACGAGCATAGCAAATAATTCGTGATTTGTCATAGGACGGTTGATAAACTCAACACCCGGTAGGGCGTGTCCTGGATCTCTACCTATCTGTATTATGTGGTACTTACTAGAATACTTCTCTACAATAGCTTGTCCAATACTATAAGGCATGTCTCTTGTCCAAGAATACAAAGTTTCTTGCTGTAAAGGTCCTCCGTTGGTATGTAATATCATCGTAGGCCTATCTCTCTTCCAATTATACACAATCTCTTTTTGAATCATGTTTGGATAGAGAATAGGTTGCTGTTTCTCGTACTTAATGCTTAAAAGATCACACCAATTATCAATCAAATGTTTCTTGTGTGTTATATGATCTGACTGGAAGTAAGGTTCGTGTCTATATACGATTGTATCTTTATCCTTGATGTAATCATCGTAGAAGTAAGAAGTCATTCCTACCCTATACACCCTATGTATATCAGGGTGATTCAAAAATACTTCAGGATATGATACTACAAGTATTAACTTTCTATCTTTATGCTTTTGCTTTACCGAAGAAATTAAAGCTGTTGCAGCTATATTCTTTCCTAATCCGCCCTCAATATGCCAAATGACATATTTAGTACTGTTGTTTGACTTATCTTCCAAAACTGCTAATTTTTCTTGTTTTTGTAAATCAGATTCTGTTCTATAACCTACATTCATTTTTTAAATTTGATATCCGAAATCGTTAAAAAACCACTTATAGCTGTCCTCTAGTATACGGCAAGCGTTTGGACCTAGCACCTCTAGAAAGTCGTTTTTAACAGGCTTTAGCTTACCTCTAATAACGTGATCTCCAAAGATCCCGTACCATTTATCATCTTCTTTAGTGTACTGTGGGATATTGTTAAAATCATGTTTAAAATAGGGGAGCTCTAAGTATTCGTATACACGCTTCATCTGAGCATCTGGATCTAAACAAAGTTCTTCGAACTTAATGAATAGAACATGCTGATGAGTTCCTTGAACTAAAACTTGGTACAACCTATCCATAGCAGGACCGATTGGAGGATTAGCAGACCAGACTTGCATTCTTTTATCTGTCGTAGTACCTGTTAAATTTCCCCAGTTTGCAATATGGTGGTCTGTGAGAGGGTTCTGCCTATACTTTTTTTCCAGAGAAGAGTAAATTGCCCTGACATCCCTGATCATGCAGATAATCTTAGGATTAGGGTCGAATGCATTAATAAACTCGTACTCAGAACTCCATCCCCTACACTTATCAACCACATAGGGCCTGTCGGTGAGAGGTTCATAGAATCCGTAAAGTGCAGATTTGAGTAGAGACTTAAATCCAGTCTCCATCTCCTTAGTATCTTGTGCCTTAAACTCTAATCCGTCTGTATAGATGGTACGACAAGCCGATAGCATCTCATACAGTCCCGAGGTGGGAGTTGTATGGATGCTAGGGTTTTGTCCTAAAATATTTTGTATTAAGGTAGAGCCAGCTCTAGGAAGAGAGCTATTGTAGAATATCCGTTGAATCATAACAATAAATTACAGAACTTTAATTAAATTAGCAACTTTTTTTTAGAATCCCATTCCGTTAGCGCTTCCAGATACAATAGCAACAACAGTTGTTCCTTGTTCATCTGCAAGTGCATCTAAAATAACAGAATCATCTTCTCCCCAAGTAGTAATGGTGCTTCCGGAAAGTACTACGTTATCGGAATGAACAACGTTGAATTTCACTACACTCCCGCTCTCAAAAACGCAATTGCCGTAAGATACGCGGAAGTTTACTTGATTGGCACCGAGAGGATATTGGTTTGCTACAGCAGTCATATAAGAGCCAGTAATAAATTCTGGAGCTGGATTAAAGAGCGTGTCTTGAGTAGCAATACTAAGTACCGGGTTAATTTGACCGAAAATCATGGCTTTATTTTTTTGTTTTAATTGTTACGATAATAAATATCAGCGTTTTTTGAAGAGAAGGTCTAATTGAAAAATAGCTCCGCCATAAAGTTGAGGAAAACTGTGATACTCGACTATATCGATAATGCAAAAACCGTAATCTATCATCTTATCTACTACGTGTGCTACCAATGGAGCTTTTTCGTTGTATTCTACCAGAGATACTTCGCAGTTGACGAACTCAGTTCTAGATAAAGTCTCAGTTCCTCCGTTTAAAATATCTAGCTCCGATCCCTGGACGTCTATTTTGATAAGATCGATGGGCTGATGTTGAAATAGGTTTAGACTATCTAATGTCTTAGTCGGTACTCTAACTGTTTCGTACTTCCCTTCTCCGTACCAATCTGTATTTTCTTTATACAAGGAAGCACCTGTTGCTACTGGGTTTATTTTCTCAACATAAAGATCAGCATAGCCTTCTTTGTCAGATAGTGCTACAATACTGTACGGCTTTCCTAATAATCGTAAATAAGGCTCGCAATTAGGGTTAGCCTCAATCATTACAGACCTACATTCTGGATATCGGTAGCTGAGTTGTTTGGTAAAGTTTCCGATGTGGGCTCCGATGTCGATTGCTCTTGCTGGGTTAATGTGCTTAAAAAGTTTGTCCATTCGTCTATTCTTTGATCCCAACTCCATCTTGGAGCGTATACTTGTTTTTGTAATTCTAAATGTGAATCTAATTCGCCATTCTTTATTTTACTAATTTCTTCATCCAATATATCAGCAAATCTTTTAGCGTGTAGTTCTTTACTTGCTAAATAAGGATACATACGAGCCCACCCCTCTGTTGTTTCAGGTAGAGCACCTAAATTAGATGTTACTACTCTTAATCCTGCA